CAATTTGCGGGTCGTTCTCCGCAAGGTCGCGTAGAGACTCCGCGGGCGTCATACCCTTGCGACCCTCTCTACGCAAGCCCGAAGCGTCATCGTTGATGATTTCATTCATCACCGTTTTCTCATCAAGACCTTCGTTTATCCAATTCTTGATGAGCAGGTAGACTTTCGGTAGTTGCTTACTTTGCAAAAGAGGAGCCTGCTGACCGTATTTCTTTCTCATGGTGTCAAGAAATTGATTGTAGCCTTTTCCGTAAAACGCGAGAAGGTTCGCGTTAGAACCGTCCCACTTGGTGAATTGGTGAGGTTTTCTCAAATCAGCGTGGAGACCTTTCGCAACATGCCTCATCTTTCCATCAAGAAGGCGCGCGTTTTTGCCAAATGTTTCGTCTTCGGTTTTGTAGAGGTATCGCTTCATTTTTTGGAACATCGGTTCGCCAAACGAAACTCTTTTGCTGTGCGGTGGGTAGAGTTGCAGGGTCTCAAATTTGTGATGGCGACCCGCGATGTCTTGGTGCAACTCGCGTCCTGTCGCCTCGTCTCTCACCGTGCGTTCTTTCCTGTTCGGAATGGTGTCAGCGCGCCACCCCATCGTTTTGCGAGCCAGTCTGTTCAACATGCTATCGTCGCCGCGTTGATGAGCCTCCAACGCTTCCAACAGCATTTCCTCGTTGAAAATTTGCCGTGCTTTGAAATGGCGCGGAGGCGCGCGCTCCATGCTGGTGTCACGGCGAGAAGTTGCCTGCGCCGTTTGTCGCGCTGGGACATTCAAACCCAAGTTGACTTTCGCTTTAGCGAGGTAAGCCTGCGCTTGCCCTTCATAGTAAGAAGCGTCATGACCGTAGTTGCGCATGTTTTGCGCACTTAGAATGACATTGACGGCTTCGTTTCTTGCATCAGCCTTGAGAAAAACAGCCTCTACAAACTCTTGGACAACTCGCGCGTTATACGCTACTGCATCCTCACGCACTTTCTCACCTCAATAAAAGTCGGTGAGATTGTATGCTCCTTCGGGATTTTTATCGGATGGGTCGCCAGCCTTGTTCTCGCGCATCTCAACAACATTCGGCCATCCGGCATGTGTCTTGAGTTTTGCTTCCTCTTTCTTCGCGCCGGTGTTCTTGACATCCTCAACCTCAATCTGTTGCTGGTTCGTCCAATAAGTGCCGGGACGAACTTTGTCAACACCACGAACGCTTTCAAACGAGTCGCCGGTCTTTGACCCCAACTGCTTGCCTTTGGCCTCGGCCTTCTCAATCAACTCGTTGGCCTGCTTGATGAGTTCGTCAATATCGGGCGCGTGTTGTCCTGCTTCAACCTTCATTGGCTTCATTGGTCAATCCTCCTTCCTTCAACTTCCGCGGCGGTGTTCGCCATCGCATGAATATCATCCCATGACATGTCGTGCCATGCTTCGTTCGTTTCGGGCATAGCCATGCCTGCGTCATCAATCGCGGCGGCGGCTTTGCTGATAACCGAATCGCGTTCGCCGCGTAATGGGTCGCCCCAAACATCCTCGTTTGCAGGAGTGTTGGTGCGAACAAAACCTGCGCGCTTAAGCAACAGTTCCGGTGTGTTCATGCTTTTTCGCATGGTTTGAATTTCAGCGTCCATCGTCTCCATTTTGCTGATGAGTGCTTTCATCAGCAACATAGCGTCTCCGGCTTCCTCGGACACGCTCACACCTGTCCTTGCTTCTTGAAGTATCCACCGATGCGGTCGGGACCGATGTAGCCCATCGGTCGGTCGCTCTTTGCGATGACTCCTTGAGTGCTGTTGAATTGAGCAACAGGGAAGCCACCTGCAAATCGGTCGTTGACGCCTAACACTTTGTCGCCGCCTGTTTGAGATTTGTAAATCGCGGTCACATCGTCAGCGAGGAAGTCTGCGGTCGCGTTGATACTGCGTAAAAATTGTTCAGCAGATACGAGGTCGTTATTTGCAAGCGCGACTTTGAATTCCGACATAGCGGTCTCCAACTTGCGCACCATTGGGTCCATCTTCGCGAGCAGGCTCATGCGTCCGACGAGGACACATCACCCCTTTAACCTATTGGAAGCCGCTTTCTTTTTGTTTCGCGGTCGGGTCTTTTGCCGCTTGAACGCTATCAAGTGCTTCCTCAATGGGCGTTTTCTTCGCGCCGCGTTGATTCTTTTTTGTTGAAGGCGCGCCGGATTGATGCGTTTCGGAACTGATGGGGGCGGGACCACGGTCGCGTTGACCTGTTCCTTCGCCGAGACCAATAGCCTTCTCCATCATCATGATTTGACCGCCACCGGGAGAAGGCCCTCCACCTCCGGGGGGAAGCCCCACCCCCGGTGGCATCATCGGACCCCCACCCTGTGGAGGTATGCCGCCCCCCGGCGGCATAGGTGGAGGCATACCGCCACCGGGAGGCATTCCTCCGGGTGGCATACCGCCGCCCATCGCGCCGCCAGCCTGTTGTTGCATAGCGGCTTCTTGTGGGTCGGGTTTCTTGTAGACAAAGCGTATGTCGCGTCCAGCATCCTCGGTCAATTCCGGCTGGAACCCAAGAGCCTGCATACGCTGTGCGATGTTGACTTCCTGTTCGTCGCGTCGTAGTCGCGTAATTTCGTCTTCTTCTTCATTCGGATAAAGCGTGAGCGACCAATCGTGAACGCCCATCTGCTCAAGAAGGCGCGGGAATAACTCGCGAGAATACAATTTTTGTCCCGACTCAACAGCACGGTTGGTCACGAGTATTTGCATCCCCTCGTTGTTGAGTCCGCCGGATTTGCCAGCGTCCATCATAAAAACATTGGATACACCGTAGAAAGCGGCTATGCGCATGCGGATTTCATCGCGAACCTGCGCGTATTGCATCTCGTCAAGACTGTCCATGAAACGAACGAACTCAACTTTGCCACGACCCGATGCTGATTCAACACCAACTTTAGGAATGTAGTGCGGGTCGCGCTCCATTTTTTCTTCTGCGCCTTTCCAAAACGAAGCGGTGGATTGAATGTTGTCGGTGGTGATGGCGAGAACACCACGAGGTATGCGTCGTTTTTGATACGCGAGGTAAATGTAGTTGTCCATCGCGGTGAGCGATTGCGCCTGTCGCCACATGCTGGCGACGGGTGAGCGACCGTATAACTTGGACGGATTGAATTTTGAAAGGTGCAACACTTCACCGTCAATGTAATACTGCGTCTTGCCGCTACCTGCGGTGTTGATGTAGTGGACATCTTGGAGAGGAAGAGAACACACATCGCATTTGCTGTGGTCGCCGTTGTGCGGATATGTTTTATCGCGATGCACAGGACAAAGTAAGTAGCGTCCCCCGCGTTTGCCTGTTTTGTCAGCCACAATGCGCATGAAAGTTGGGTCACCACGCACCAACTCTTTGATTCGGAAAAATTCAATTTCACCACTCTTCGGGTCAATGAAATACTCCTTGATGAGCAACAGGAACGCGTCGTCAACGATGTCCAAGTCCCACTCAATTTCCTTCATCACCTCAATAAAAGACTGGTCCATACTGTTTCGCCGTTTCATCAACCACCGCGGGTAGAGGATTTGGTCCGCGTCGGGAGTCTCAAATTCTTCGTTTCCGCAGATGCGACATTGAGTCACGGTGTCGTGCTGATATTCTTCTTCGCAGTTGTTGCATTTCTTGTGAAATTTTTTCTCCCAATAGTAGCCGCGACGGAAAATTTCTTGGCAAAGCGTGTTGATGGTTGTTCGGAGGATAATGGATTCTTGCACCGTTGAATACAGAGCAGGTATGGATACGCCTTGGACGAGAACAGGTTCTTGAATCCCCGCCTTCCATAGAGGCATGATTGGTTCGGGGGTCGTGCGTCGGTTGAATGGACGCGTCAGCGACGATAAAAAACGCCCGACTAAGCCCTTTTCTTCTGCCATCAAATCATCTCCACAAGTCGGTTAGCGTCGTCAAGAAGACGAAGGGTTTCACCATCCCGACTGAACATCGCATGAACTCCCGCTTCATCAATGTTCCACTCCTTGAGCAATTCTTCTCGCTTGCCCGGAACATCCTTCCAATTCAACCATTTGACGATACGGTAGAGGTCATCGCGACGAGATTTGACAATGTCGCTTTTTCTACCGCGCAAATCAAGTAATTCAAGAATAGCACCTGCTTGACCTTTCTTCATGCGCAGATGAGGACGCATGCCTTTCATCAATGCGCGTAGGTCATTTTCGCTGTAAAATTGAAGACGGTGTTGCGTTCTTCGGCTGTTCTTGTGAATTTTCAAATCCGTTTGTAGCACACCGCAACCTAACGCTTTTTGCAGTTGTTCGCAATGCATTTTGCCTCGTTCGCCCGTAGCAATAAATCCTGCGCGCGGCTCAAGCCTTTTCGTGATGGTGATGTAACCGTCTGCGTCAAGGAAACCTGCGGCGTAAGCCCACACATCCTTGAAAATGACATCGTTGCGAACAATACCCCAATTGATACCAACCTTCTCAATGTCATATTCAACGCCATGCATTTTGAACAACGAACTCAACTTCGCGGCGGATAAATGTTTCACACCGTCGCCCATGCTCGCAAAAATCTCATTTGAAGGTAGTGGTCCGCGCGCCTCAAGAATGTCTGCGGCTTTTGTGAGCCACATAGCCTCTCCTTTCTTGATGTTATCAACAGAATGCAAAGTGTTGCGCCACTCCTTCTTTGAATTCTTTTTAAGTTGTTGCGCGTCAACCCATGTCTGCCGTTGCTCTTTGTTGAAATCACCGTCAATCAACAACAACTTGCTGATGATGTCGTTTGCCTTCTCCCATTGAACGCAAGCCCGACGAAGTGCGTATTCGCGTGCTTTGCCATGTTTGCGAAGAGCAAGCAAATCTCGCTCGCTAATTCCTAAACTGCGGACGGTAGATTCGTGCTTGCCAATCCAGTCAATTGATTGAAGAGTTGCCTCAACTTCTTGCTTTTTCGCAATCCGAATAGCGTCAATGGCATAATCAATGGCTTCGCGCATGTCTTTATTTTCGCGTCGCGCCATTCGTAGGTCTTTGACCAAGTCTCCCGCACCGCGACCAAACATGGACTGAAACCAACCGCCGTCGGGGAGGGAACGGTTGAGTTGTTGTCTTACCATTTGTTGCGTTTTCTTTTTCTGCTCGCTCTCTTCAATTTCGTTCGGTTTGGGTGGCATTGGATTAGCACTCAATTGACCTGCACCGCCAGCGATTGGCTTTGGTGCATCACCGAATGAAGCACCGCGTATGTCCGTCTTGACGAGAGGATGTGAGGCCAGCATCGTCGCGATGTCGTTAAGGTCAATGAGAGTCATTTCTTCACCAAGCCTGTCCCCACGCTAACGCCGCGTCAATTTGACAAGTCAAGCATTGTTGTGTCACGCGCACTTTTTTGCACTTGCGGCAGACCGTAGCGAAACGGACGCGCTTCGGCAACTTCTTTCGCACTTTGTGCTTGAAAACATCGTAATGTTTGCTCGGCATCACCACTTCACCTTGTCCGCCCAATACGCGGGTCCTTCTTGAGAAGCCGCCAAGAAATCTCCATCGGTTCACCTGCGTTCTTTTGTGAAAAGTCGTAGCCGAAGGGGTATTGGTCATATCTGCCAGCCGAATACGGATGCGTTCTTTGGTCGGGGCGTGGGTTGGTTTGGATGGTCGGTTGTTCCTCTTGTTGAAACATTTGACTCATGAACTTGCTCGTTTGCTCGCGAATACATGTCATGCATCGCGGCTCTTCAAAATGAGCATTTGGGACTGCCGTTTGACCGCTCCCGCATGGACAGGTGTTCGCCATTCTTTGGTGATACTGTTCAACCGATTCTCGGGGCAATTTGTCGGTGAGACGCGACCGATGAAGTTGATATGCGAAGTCATCCTCTAATTCTCCGTCCGTCATGTTCTTGACGAAGACCCAAGAGGAAATACCGCTCAACAATTCCACCTCTTCAACGCCGCGCCTTTTGGAGTCATTTTACCACCCTTACTCGTTGGTCCTTTGACTCCACTCATCCGCGCGCAAAAAGACTTCCTGCGCTTGGCCTTCTTGCCGCCGGGTTTGAGTTTGCTCGGTTTGGTCGTGACCGGCGGCTTGAGATTCGCACCACTCTTCCGCTTCGCGGCGGCGCGACCTTTCGCGTTCAACCCACCTTTGCGACTGTGCTTGTTTGGGTTGTAGCCGTGGAAGGGTTTGCTCTTTTTCTTCGCTTTCAACACCGTGTTCGCGATGTCAAACGGTGAACAACATGTGCAAAACGACACCTCTTTCGCGATGTCTTCGTCGTTCATCATTGCTAATTCTTCGGCTGTTATCGGCTCTTCATGGTAAATGTATTCGTATTCTGTCATCACATATCCTCCATTGTTCGTTGACCTTCCGGCAATTGTAAGAGTTGATTCGGAGAAGGTGTGAAACCTTCTTGCACCAGTCGTTTGATGTTTTTAGCGTTGAAGGCTTCGGATGGGTGCTTATACTGCCCTCTGCTGGGAGACCTCCCTCCTCCATACGAACCTAAACCATACGGGTGTTTGGGTCTTTTCACTTGTCTTATCGGGAGATGGACTTCAACTCCTTCATCGCCCATCAATTTTCTCGCGCCTGTGATGCCGCTACCTTCAAAGTGGGATTGTAAATTTTGGTTACGGTTTCGCTCTTTCTCCGCACGCCCTTGGTCGCGAATTTGACGAGAGATGTTTGCGTTTCGGGATGTAAAAGTCGCGTTTGGATTGATTGAAACCTCTTTTACTTCGTCGGGATTTGTGAATTTGATATTTTTATGCTGAACACCAGCCAATGCTTGCGGTGCGCGAATGCTCACCATACTACGAGGACCAACTTTGCCATCAGCAAAATGCTTATCGCGTCGTTCAGCGAACTCTTCTAAATCACGCTGGTCTTCTTTTCGGCGTTTAGCCGCACCACGCGCTTTAAGGACATTCCACCAATCCATGTTATCAACCCCTCGTCAAATGATGATACCCGCATACGCATGGGTATGTTGAAATCGGTCGCCCCGATTGTTGCGATTGATAGTCCGCAACCTGTTTCGCTTCTTGAGCAGTTTGATACTTGCCTTTGGCCGGAGTAGGGCATGGTGGATAATCGCCGCGCCCCTTCATGAACAGCCACGCCTCGTCCATCGCTTTAACGATGGTGGGCTTTCCGCCCACGCCCTGCTTTTTGCTACGCTTGCGTTTCGTTGCCGCGCGCTTTTGACCTTCTGTCATAGAGCCGGATGTCTTCGGCGTTTTGCTTGATACCTTGACGGACGGGCGACACTTAGGATACCCCTTGCTACCCTTCTTTGCTTTGGACCGTCCACATGGAGGATGTGTGCCATCCTTCTTCTTGCGTGAAACATCCACCCACTTCTCCTTGAACCAACGGTTCAAGTTTTTCTCAACCGTCATACCACGCGCACCATTTTTTTCAAAGCAGTTTTTTGCTTGTCCATCAAAGCATAGCATGGGCATTTGGGGGATTTTGCAGAACATTGATTTCCTTCAATCATGCAAACGCACGGAGTCTTTTTTGTGCCACCGCAACAGCATTTGTCTTTCTTGAGTTTCATTTCTTTTTACCTCCCTTCTTTTTCTTGCCTTTGAACTTGCCGCGACAGTATTGAACAGCCCATCCGTTTGCATACGCGCTCGGATACACCTTGAACTTCCGCTTGGCCGCGGCTTTGCCAGCCGGACACAACTTCTTCTCAAGGTAGCCAAACGCGGCATCCGTTCCTACGCATAAATCACAATTACAATCAGTCAATCTAACAACCCCGCCATTATTTCATCCAAGTCCACAATGCGCTCACGGAATTCCGTGGTGGCCCAATGAGCCAACGCGAGAGCAATAGCAAAGTCGTCATGCCGACCGATGCTGTCAAGCCGTCCCTTCTTACTCATGCCGAACATGAGCAGTTCGCGCTCAAGTTCGGACATCAGCGTTCGGGAGCGGTCGTCGCCCCACGGCAGACGAATTTGCTCTTTCTCAAAGCGCAACACCAACCCCATGAGAAGCGACTCGCGGCGTTGGCGTGTGGAAATGAAAGTCTTGATTGGAAGGTCAGTATCCGCGCGCAGTTCTGTTGCGAACACGCGCTGAAAGTTGTTCGCCTCCAACTCTATGACATCGGGGTTGAACTTCGCGTTCAACCGCTGAATCTCGGTGATTTGCGTTCGGAAATCCATATTCTTCCGGCGAACCGCGTGAACCAATTCAAGCAGTTCGGGATTGGTGGAGGGGCGACGAAGCACGACCATAACGGTATAGTCAGCCGAGCGGTCCGACGAAATAGCAGGGTCCCAGCCGATGAAGTATTGGTCATCGGGGTCGCCTACCTCACGCTCAATCAATTTCAGCGTTGAGTCTTTGGAGGCTTGGAGAATGGTTGAGGGGAAAAGACTGCTCACATCGTCCATCGGTTCGCACAGGTATTCGCGCGCAAACGCAATGGCTGGCATGTCGTTGCGACGAGCATCCAACGATTCCAAGTCCCACCGTTCCGGCCAAAGAGCCTCGCCTTTGGTGTTGATGGCAGGGTAGGTTTCAACGAGATAGCCTTCCCTGCTTTCCAACTCTGTGTAAAGGTCAGTTGGTGTAAACGGCGTTCCAACAATCATCAATTTGGAAGTGTGGTGAAGTGTCGGCACAAGGACTTCGTAAAACCACGAAGCGACGCGAGCAAGTTCGGTGTCCGTCGTTCCCCACAAAATGTCGTCGCAAAGAATGAGGTCGGGGTGGATACCACGAATAGCACCACCGACCGACTTTGCGCTGATGTTGGACCCGTTGCTGAAACCGAAGAAGGTCTTTGACCATGAGTCCGCTTTTTTCATTTTTGCAAGGAACGGCACACCGTCAATCAAGTCGTTGAGGGTGCGCATGTGATGGATAGACTGATGCAGGCTGTGAGAAATCAACACGGCCTTCGTCTTGGGGTTGAACGCCGTCTTCCATAGCATGTAGCCGAGAAACAGCGTTGATTTGCCGTGGTCACGCGCGGCTTTGACACAATACCGCTTGCGCGATTCAAGGTTGTTATACCATTGCTCGTGGTGCCACGACAGTTGAAAGCCAAGTATCTCTTCAAAAAAGAATCTAAAATCGCGCTTCGCTACCTCAAAGTCAATCTCTTCAATTGCTTCAAGGGACAGCGACGACTGCACACGACATCACCGAATGTTCAATCCTTTCAACAGCGAATCCCAAGAGGCTTCGTGTTTATCGCTACTCAACGCGAAATCCTCCAATTCCTGTCCCGTTGGAGGCAACGGCTGTTCATCAAAGGTTGGCGTTTGTTCGCCACCGACTGCCGCTTCAACTTTCTTCTTCGCTTGGGGGTTGCCTTGAGCCGCGTCTTGCGCAGTTGCTACTGCCTCGGCCATCGTCATGCCCGCGCGTTGCAACATTGCCACGACATTGTCGCCCATTTTGCTTTTTGGGAAATCGGTTCGTGAGAACTCTCCGCCTCGGCGGTGCGTCTGCGCGATTTTGCGTCTCATGTCTCGGCCTCCGTATTGCTTTTCTTCGTCGGTGAAAAGAGGCGCAACCGTTTCATCGTAATACTGTAAATCGTCTGCTTTGGTCGGTTTCTTCGGTGTGGCCGTCGCGGTCTCTCCTGCCGCCGCTGGTTCGCCTCCGTCAAAGGTAGGCGTGCCTCCTGCTGGGAGAGGTGGTTCAGTCTCCGGTCCTGTTCCGTCAAAGGATGGCGTTTGTTCGTCCTCTTGTGGAATGTCGGTGATGGCCGCTTGGTCCGCTGGGTCTTCGGTTGCAAATCGCGTTTCTTCCGGCTCCGGCAAAGGAACATCCGGTTGTGCTTCCGGTGCTTCCGCTTCGGGCGTCTTCATACCGGCAAGACGAGCGACGCGTGACCGGTATGTTTCTTGATTGCGCAACTCGTTGTCAAGTTCACTCATTTTTGCTCGCGTTGCACCTCTTCGCTCATTTATGTCTTTCAAGCGGTCTTCGGTTTGACCCGGATACATGTATTTAGCGCGGTCTTCTTCATCGTCAAGTTGAGTGAGACTGCTAAGACCTTCGTCCTTCATACCGGCTCCGCTCTCCAACGAGTCGCGTCGGTATCGGTCTCTCATGTTTCGCGCCCTTTCAAGACCGCGACCAACCGCCGCTCGCGGACCATGTCGGAGATGACGACCTGCGCCCTGCATGAATTCTCCCATGCGCTGTTTTGCACCGGGGAATTTGCGGCTGAAAGCGTCAGCCGCTTGACCGGCCTTTTGTCCCATGAACGCGCGTGCTTGACCAAGCCCTCGCCCCATCGCATTGCCGACTTGACCGAGCCCTCGCCCCATCGCATTGCCGACATTTGTCACGCCTTCGTTGAATCGCTCGGACATTCCTTGCAACTTGTCCGCTCCTGCTTGTGCGGCAGGCATGACTTTTTCTGCCCCAATGTTGCGAATACCTTGAGCGAGACCAGCCATGCGCTGACCTCGTGTTGCCAAATCGCGTCCTCGCGGTTGTTGTCCTGCGGCTCGTGCGTCTTCAACGCGAGTGTTCGCTTGGTTGACGCGTTGCGCGGCCAACAAGTCTCGCGCCTCCTTTTGTCCCGTAGCGGCGGTCTGCCGTCCGCCAGCCAAGTTGACAGGCACAGCACCTTGGAAGGTTTGAGGATTGACACCAAACATTGGGTCTTGCGCTTGCTTGCGGATGATGTCGGGATGTGAGTTGTCGCGTTCTGCCACGGCTTTGATGAGAGGTTCCCAAGTATCGTCGTGCGCGCCGAACATGACATAATTCAAATCGGTCAGCGTGCCACCTTTTGCGAAAATAAATTCCATCGTTCCGTTATCGCGTCCGTGTTTCAGCATACTGCTGTTCCATTCTACTTCCCAAAGTTCAACCATTTATTGCACCACCGCAAGACTTCTTGATAACGCGAACCACATCGCGCGTCGTGTTAAAAGATTTCGCTATGACACCCCAGTCACCGAGCGACATGGCAATCGCGCGAACCGTGATGCTGGGAACGCCCACTTCATCACCCAATCGCGCCATGTCCAACGCGCTCAACGGGTCGTATTTTCTCAAAAGCGACCCGCCAGCATCATGCAATTGCACGCGCTCCATGATGGTTGCAATGACACCCATTGGGTCGTCATCGGAATAAGCAAACGCGTCGGGTCCTCGGAAGTCTGTTGCGCTAATACCACCGCCAAAGCCGCTCACACCACCGCCGATGCCAGCGAAGCCCCCGCCAAGTGGGGGTTGAGGGTCGTCTTCGGGCGCAGGTGGTAAGACGGACAATTCTTCGTCGGGAGGTCGTGCGCCGCCATCGGGGTCGTCGTCTCTCTCTTGTGGTTCAGCACCGATTGAGCCGCTGGTCAAGTGGGCTGGGAAAGAGTCGTAGAGGTGTTTTGGGTTGTCGTTGAATTTGCCTCTCATGCTGTGCATTTCCTCGGACACGCCTAACGAGGCCATATCAATTGGCTTACCGCCCACGGCTTGAGCGTGCTGTTGCCAACCTTCAACAACGCGTTGAGGCGCAGGTGGTTTGGATGACAATTCGCGCGGGTCCATACCCATAGCCTCTGCTGTTTTTAGCATAGCCATAATTTCAGCCGCGGCTTTGGTTCGCCCCTTGTCCGCACCGCCAAATTGCATGGCAATGTCGTGGAGTTGCCGCGTGTAGATGTTTTCCACATCGGGGTTGCTGTGAATGTTCAACCTGTCAGCCATCGCTTTCATCGCCAAACGAAGTCCGGTCTGTCGCCCGTCTTCGCCCGAACCGTATAGCAATTGATTGACGGGGGCGCGAGCCATTTGATATGCCGTCTCATCGTCGTATCCTTCGTCAATGAGCAAGTCGCGTATCCGCGTTGACATGTTGCCGCTTGAAGACGGATAGAAGAAATCGTTGGGCAGAACGGAAATGATGTCTTCGGGGCGTATCTGCCCGAACGCCGCTTCCTGTGCGTGCCTGTCCTTGTAGTAGGACGGCATTGTGGTGTTGTGTTTAGAAGTCGGGTCTTTCTCGTTGGACGAGTAGCGACGCGTGACGCCACCCGTGATGTGTTGGGGTTCAAGCACATTTTGCTTGGCACCGATGTCCGTTTGAATGCCGCGTTTCTCCACTTCGTCGTTGAATTCGTTGGCATGATGAAAAGCGTGCGATTCAAGGTGCAAACCCAGCGTTTTGTGTGGTTTGTTATTCGTGTTGAGATTGATGAGTCGCCCTTGTTCGTCTCGCGTTTGTCGGTCAACCGTGGGTATGCGACGCGATTGATGCGCTCCGTAGTGGTTGGTCATGTATTCCGGGTGCAACGAACCGTCTTCTTGAAACGGAAGAGGGACGGTGTGAAAGTCGTCGCCGTTGTCGCGTTTGGTGTTGTTGAAAGTGCGTGCTGATGAGTTCTGCACTTCTTTCGCCATTTGAAAGGCTGAATTGAAAGTCGCAGGCTTTCTTTTCACACCCGTCTCGTCAAGAAAACCATGTCGCATAATGTCCTTTGCCAATTTACGCGTCACTTTCTCCATCGGCCAATGACGCTCCTCGGCTGGAATCTCCTTGAACGGCTCACCCGTCACCGAATTGATGTAAAAGTGCGACATTTCTTTATGAGCAGATTCGCGAGGCGGAAAGGACATCGGATGCATAACGCCATCCTCGTCCATATACCACACTCCCTTGCCCTTGAGAATGATGTCGTTCAACCTACACCACCCCGTCGCGTGTAGAGGTCATACGCATGCGCGCCCCACATCGTTGCGTCGTCATCGGGGTCAGTCTCCGTCGCCCCGGTTGGATTGGAAGTGAGTCCGCCCGATGAATTGGGTGAAGAACCATCCGTCGCTCCTTGCATAGACTTGTCTTCCTTGCGCATCAAACGGCGTAGCAAATGGTTGAGTTGGTCAATCAAGTGTCGGTATTCAATACGGTCGCGTGGCGATATGCCCAACTTCAACTTTTGAGCGCGTTTGAGCAAGAATTCTTCGGAAGCGAGAATGGCGTCGGTTGAACCGATGCCACCGGAACCTCCTGCGAGGGATGTGGCGCGCGACATTTGTTTTCCGCCTGCGACGCCGGGTTCGCGTGGTTTATGTAACGCTCTTTTGTCGGGGCGCGAATCGCGGGAACCTCGGAGAGCGCGAACTTTGCGAGCCTCAACGGATGTGGTGGGTGTTGCGACAGGGTCGTCGGTGGTGGGCATGGCCTGCCGTCGCTCTTGAGCCAAGTCTTGCCCTAACTTTCTTTGTGGGTTTTCCATCCCAGCACGAGGGGTGCTTCGTCCCGACGAAGTAGTAAGGCGGATAAAGCGCGTAGGAGACTGCCTTCGCGAACCCATTAAACCGAATGTTTGGTAGGGTGCTTGACCGCTTCTCAACGCTGTCATCGCACGCGGATTGCGAACATAACCCGGTTTGAGCGTGCGCGTCTTTCCTCTCCCTTTGGTTGATTCGGTAGTTTTTTCACCGCGCTTTTTCTTACCCTTCCCTTTCTTACCACGACGGCGCGAGAGTGCCGTATCAATCGTCGTAGTCTTCTTGGGCTTTTCATCGTCAAATTTTGGCTCATCGCGCTTTTTACGAATCATCTCAAACGCGTCGTCAATGAAGGGTGCAGTAGCAAGCATGATGTTAGACCCAAGACCGCCTGCGTTGGGGTTAGCCCCAGCAAGAGCCTCGCTTTGCCCAACCTGCCCGGTCATTTGGCCGAGTTCGGACTGTTGTTTTATTGGGCTGTCTTCTTCGTCTTCGGGACTTTTTTGTGGAATTTTAATCTTCATGTGTTGAAGACCCTGCATCATTTTTGCGCGTTTCTCTTGTTTGTTGCGTTTTTTCGCTTCATGTCGCGCACGCTCTTCGGAATCCTCACGACCAACGCTTGAATCCTCCTGCAACTCTTCTGCGCTTTGACGAGGATTGAATCGCATACCAGCGGTGCTACCTTCGGGTCCACCAACCATCTCATTCACCACCCATCAACTTGCCGCGAAGACGCGCCCATATTTCGGGACTTTCCTTTGCCAATTCAACTTTGAGGATGTTGATTGTCTGTGCTGTCATGTTCTCGGTGGTGCTACCAGCCGCGCGTTCCTGCACTCTTAACATGTCCTTGATGGTCTCGCGAACTTCTTTGTGAAGTGAAACGATGTTGCGCACATATTGCGGGTCGTTGCGGTCAGCATCGTCAAGAAAATGCCCTAATTCACCATTGATTCGCGACAGGTTGGTGCGGAGAGAGTCCATTTCTTTACCTGCTTCAACGATGATGAGGTCAGCCGCACCTTTTTGCACCACGGGTTTGAGGTGGTGTTTGAGGTGGTGGTAGACGCTGGATTCAGCCATCTGCACATCTTCGGCAATTTCTTGTGTCGTCATAGACGCGTTAAAATATGCCATTTCAAGGTTCTCGCGTTTGTCCGAAACGCATAACTTACACTCGCTGTTTGAATTCATGTGATATTCGCCCATGTGGTTGCGAAAATGACGGTCTGCCGTGCCTTCTCGCCAATCCATGTCTTTGTCAAGTTGCTTCACGGTGATAATGCCACCCTTCAACATCTCTTCCAAAGAGTCGCGACCTTCGTCTTGGCAGAATTTGCAAGAAGCACGAGTGATACGCTCCGCCATAGCAAAGACCAAGTAGCCGTAGCAAAAGAGCGTTTCTATGAGAAAACGACTTGGTCGTGCGCCAAAAATTGCGGGAGTTCCCCTCACTACGGACACAGCGAAGAGCCTTTCACGCGCGGCTATGGACATTTTTTCTAATAACAAAGCGTCGTTATCCGAGCGCGAAAGAAGAATGAACATTTGTCGTCAATGCCCGGACCGAAACCACGACCGATGCGGCTTGTGCGGTTGTTTCATCAAGACCAAAACGATTCTCGCGAGTAGCGAGTGTCCTGTTGGTAAATGGTCAACTGGAAAGTCGGCGGTAGACGATACCGGACGCGCTAAAGAAAACGAAAAGCGCACCGATAACCCAAGTCAGCGTGTTTGAGTCCATGTTCGGACCGGAAAAAACGAGGATGAGGAAGCATCCAAGCGTGAGACTGATGACTTGAACCATTATCATGTCAACAACCACAGACTTGCGCAAGTTGGTCATGTCGCTAAATGCGCTGTAAAAGGTGCTAATATCGGGCATATCAGCGACCTCCGACAAGACCGCGCGCCAACGCACCGATGCCACCACCGACATTTTGCATCATGCCGGGGTCTGCGAGCGCACTATCCAGCATGGTTTGCATTGTGCTTTGGTTCGCGATGGCTACCATCTGCTGAAATTGCATGTTCATCTGCTGAACATTGTTGGAGGCCGCGTTGAGAATTTGTGTTTGAGTCATGGTGACGCTATCAGCAGTCGGCATTCCTTGCACGCCGCTAAAATCAAAGGTAAAGCCGTCATCTCCTTCTTTGATTTTCGCGTTAGCGAGCATGCTGGACATTGAGACTGCAACCACATTGCTGATGAGACCAATAAGCATGTTCAAATTAGCACCATTGTTGTCCGACAGCCACTTGTCAATAAGTGGATTCGTCGTTATCATCGTGGAAAGTATGTCCATTTCAGTCGGTGGTGGAGGTGGTGCGTAGGGGTTGTAGCCGCCAGCCGCACTCATGGTCCCCATTTGAGGCACATTCTGTTGACCGTTTGGCAATCCGAGGTTCAATGCGCCGTTGTTTTGCGCGGGTTGTTGATTATTTGACCACCATGCCATGATACCACCTCACGCGCTACCCTCATTTTGTTGTTGCGGTAGAGGAAGAGGCGCGTTTTGTTGCTGTGCTTGGTGCATAGCGAGCGCGTCGTGAAGCAAACGCGTGTTGTTTCCGGCTTGGAATTGGCGCATATCAAAGACAATCATGACCAAATCGTTCATTCCCGTAGCAGAATTGGTGAAATGCGTGATGGGGATGTTGTCCTGTTTCAACATCGCGAAGAATTGCTCATATTTCGCGAGAATTGGAGGCGTATTGTCCTTCCTTTTGAGTGTGGCAATTGGCACAGCGACCGTAGAAACGCCCTTTTTCAACTTGGATTTGAGTGTTCCGTTGCTCATTTCTTCCTCTTTTTCTTCCTCTTTTTCCCATTTCGTCAACAAATGGTAGAGGTGAAGGTGTTCGGGACAGTAGGTTGCGCGCATTTTTCGCCCACTTGTGACCTTTTCGCGAGCAATAAACGCTTCAATCTCGCCTGTGACCGGGTTTTTGAAGTAAATGTCCCACAAAGACTGACCCGTTTCGTCGTCAAAGACCTGCTCATAGATGTTTCCGGCGGCTCTCAAGAGGTATTCTACATCACATCCGTCCACACAACAGCGCATGGTGTTGGTATTGTAGCGATATTTGCCTCCCCAAGCGCGTTTCGGAGAAAAAATGGAGCGTTTTGTAGGCGAAAGCAACTTGTAAGCCTGTTTGATGTCCTTTCTGCGCGCTTTTTTGGGGTTTGGATGCTGTGATGGGTAAAAATTCACTTGCGGAACCTCAATGTGTTCGCTTACATTGTTCATTGCGGCTTGCGCAGACGCTTGTTGTTGCATCTGCGCGTAGGTCATTTGTGTCTGCGCCGCGAGGCGTAGCAGGTCATTTTGAGGTTTTCCAATCATTTCATCACCAATTTAGCATGTTAAGGAGGGTTTTTTCAACATTCCAGCCTATTTTCGTCGCCATCATACTGACACGACACGGAATTCCTGCTTTTTGTAGTCTTCGCATAGCCGGACGGTGCGCATCAAACACTTTATGCTCGCGCAAACGGTTAGATTGCCACAAAATGTTCGCATTTTCGTCCCACCACTCGTCCGCTTTGTTCGCGATGAGCCAAATCTGCTTTGGAGCATAGCGTTTTCCGCGCAAACGCGTCTTCAACGAGCGATATTTCCACCTTTTTTCAATCAATGCGTCTACAAGGAACTCAAAACCGCCCACAGCATCAATAACTTGCGCACCATTGCCATTCAAAACGCGCGTATCGGTCATGAAGACAACGATTTCTACCTGTCGGTCCACCATATCGTCAATCCACAGGTTCCAAAACCGCTGTTGTCCTCCAATATCGGCTGAATGAACCACTCGCTTCTCGCCTTGCCATCGTATTCGCTTACGCGTGGCCTTCGGAAGCACATAACCGCCTCCGATAAGCCGTTTTGGGTGCATGGTGCGCTCTTCAATGTCGTCCATTTCGCCCGGAGTGCGCATAAATTGGTCCAGCGTCGTCTTTCCGACCTGCGTTGGACCATAAACGCCAATTCTACGCGGCTTAAGGAAGTTGTAAACTTCCTTCCCGTAGAAAACGGCACCCATTAGCGCGCTACCGGCAAATGTTGCTACCATGATTCAATCCAACCCGACAATTTGTGGTATGCCCACTCCACGGTGATTTCCCAAATGCTGGTTCCAGTATGCAATTCAAAGGCCGACACTCCAAACGCGCTTGCAAAACCGACAATGACGCACAAAATCAACGCTCTTCCTCGCTCGTAGTAGTTGTCAAGCGTGTTTTGGGTATGCAAAGCGCGTAGTGTCGCCTCCGTTGCATCATCGCTGGGAGTCTTAAAGAGCCAACCCAAAAGGAATCACTCCTTTTTCTTCGCGTAGGTTCCATCAGCGTTTCTTTTGCGCGTGTCACCACCGCCTAAATTGAGTGCTTTTTTCTCTTGCGCCTTGTGTTGCGGCGCATTTTCCTCTTCAATGCCCATCAACGACAAGTATTGTTGCACTTCCGGGTCTTCTTCCAACATTTCCATCTGCTTCGCAAACGCAACCTCTTGCTTTTTAATTTCCATGTTCATTTGAGCCTGCGCGAATCGCATCTGTTGCTCTTGCATCTGTCGCGACATATTGCGTTGCATGTTTGAAAGCATCGCTTTTTGGTCCATACCGTCCTGCGCGAGCATTTTGTAGATAAAATACGCCATCCCTTGCAAGGTAAACGCCCCCATCGTGTAAGTTATCGCGTTTGTGTAAGTTGAATCGTCGTAAAGCCAAAGCCTTGCATCAAACACAGAAATGGCCGCACCTACGAGAATGCTAACGAATGAAATGAGTCCAAAGATACGGAGTTCATCGGTGTTTCTTGGGTTCGGGGCTGGTTGCACATTGAATCCTCCTTGCATCGCGACACCGCGTGCGCTACATAAGCATGTTGATTCACCTTTTCGCAATAATCTCAATGTCTCATTATATCAATACAAGATTATATCTCTTATGCGATAATGAGATTATCGCGAATTATTGCTGTTCGCGTTTTACCGGACCGCGTTCGCGGATGGCATCCACGCCAAGGTTGAGGTTCCGGGGCTTCTCCCCTTGCGACATGATTTGAACAGGTTGCGGTTGTTGTGGTTGCGCTGGTTGCGGCTGTTGGATTGGCGAGGAAGGCAATTGGCGACCAAACGGAGAGCGACGAGGGACAGCGGCCTGCTGTTCGCGGCTGGACAAATCCACATTGAACGGCCTTATCGGGTCTCTACGACCATACAGCGATAGGTTGCGCATTTCTTCGTTGCTCATGCGTCCTGTTTCGTCTATCTGTGGGTTGAGAGCGCGGTCGGCGTGGTCATACGCGGCTTGCGCTGTAAGATGAGCAGGTCGCCATGTGGGGTGGAAGAGAAGACCCTTACTCAAGGGCAATCTCATCTTATCCATCATTTCTTGAGGCAACGCTTTCTCTTCATACGCTTTCATCATCTCATCCACATTGTCAAAGCCAGCGTCGCCGTATGCGCCCTCAAACAAACGGTGCATGTCTTCTTCGTAGGCTTTATTCGGGTATTTGCGATAGCGTTCCAAGTCGCGCACCATGTTCATGAGTTGTCGGTCTTGCAACGGATACATCGCATAGTCCGCGTTCTCAATCAGTTGGTCAACATCGTTTGGTAAAGGCACCTGTCCTTTCTGCGTGCGCGTGGCTCTTTCCATCACTTTCTCTTTGAACGCTGACGGAGAGATGCCTGCTTTCGCGAGCCGTCCGCCGGACTTCATGCTCGCTTTTTTGTCAAATTCTGCAATGCTGTCGTAGCCAGCCAACTGGACCGCTTCGTCCATAAACCGCCCCATCTGCGCGCCGTCGCCCGTCTTCTGCAATTCTTCGTAGAAGTTCGCGGGTGTCAAGTCTTGGCGAAGCGTAGGGTGATAAATCGGACTGTTGTGTTGAGTCAAGAAACGCTTCAACAACTCGTGTTTTGCGTAATTCAAAAACAACGGTTTGATGGCCTGCCGCATGCTGTCCGTGAATGTTGTGTTGAGGGGGCGCATCATTTGTTTCCCTTGAACCGTTATTGGGTGTTGAAGGTAAGTTGCCAACGCGCTCTTGGGTATGCCTTTCTGTTTCATCGCGTCAAGGAACCTGTCATTCCATTCCACGCCTTCAACATTCCGCGCGGGAGGCACATTCAACTTACCGCTGAAGTCTTTCGCGATGGCCTCAAGGTCGGGACTTGCGATACCTTCAACGGTGGTGTTCATCAGCGGCGCAACGCCAGCACCGCCGTCTTTGTTGAGCGTATCACCAATGGTCTTTGCACGCGCGTCATTCCAGCCTTTCTTGTGAGTCAACGAACGCTTGAATGCTTTACGCGCGGCCTTGTTGTGATAGTGTTCTTTGATGTCAGTATCGCGTATCCTCATCGGTTTGGGGTCGTGCAAATCAAACACACCATGTCCTATTTCTTCGGGTGTAGCATGGCGACCGCGATGCAACTGAAGGGTTGGGAAGACACCATGAGGGATGATGGGTTTTCCAGCGATGTAATCCGACAATTTGTAGTTGAAACCGCCCTCTTCTGTCATCAAGGGTTGAGACAAATCTCTTCTGCGAGCCGATTCTTTGGGGTCGTTGACACTCTCCACCCTGCCGGTTTCTTCGTCGCGCACTTTGAAAGATTCAAGCGAGAAGTCGGTCTTGTAAGCCTCGTCTGCCATCTCTTGAAGCCTCGCCAAAAGTTGGTTCGCCGCGTGTCCCATACCTTCACCGTTAGCGTCCTTTCGTTCAATCGCCATCAAGCGGTCGTAGAGATTTTGCGCGGTTTGGATGTTTTCTTCTTCTCCGTCCAATCGCTTGATAATCGCCATACACGCTTTCGCGCGGTTCTCAATCATGTGTGCGTGGTGAGCGTCTGTTTTCGCTTGGTGAACGGGACTCTTGGCTGACTCCGGCGTGACCGCGGCAGGAATGGCTTCTTCTTCCGGCTTTGGCTTTGGCTTTGGCGGGTCTTCCCCGCGGTCACGCTGGCGATTAAGATAGTCTTCCGTTGGCACAGGCGGCGTGGTGGCGCTCTTCTTTCGCTCCGTCCAGCCGGGTTTAGCACCTTTCGGGACGAGTGAGAAGTTGTTGTTCTTTATCGCCTGCTCAATCATGTCTTTGGTCGTTACGCCCATGCCTTGGTTAGCCCAATTTTGATACATCTGCGAGGATGGTCGTTGAGCGGCCATTATTTTATCAAGGTTCTTTGACAAGAACTCGTTTAGCGCATCGGGTTCACTCGCCAAAATACCCGCGTTCAAACCCGCGTGGTTACCAGCACCATGCACCCTGTTGCCGTCAGCGTCGCGGTATCCCATCAACAACTCGCTAATTTCCTGCGGGTGAATTTCACCGTCCCCGAAACAATGACCACAAATGCCGTTGGAAATGACACCGCCACGCACGCTGGCATCTGCATGCTGACAGTCGGGGCATGCAATTTGGTCATGTTCATGAGGTTGCAGGTCCATCTCACCATCGCCATGCTCTTCATGGTCTTCGTGGCTGGGAGTATCGCGAGGTCGCATGTGTTCTGCGATGTATTTTTGCGCACGCGGGTCTTGAACGCTCTTCACTTCTTTGAGTTGTGGAATGTGATTTCGCATCCAACTCAAAGCATCGTCTCGGTGGAACCAACCATGCCCGTGACATGTGCCGCACAGCGTCGCGCCTATGTTCTTGAAATTCTTCAACGCGTCAACATCCAACTCACCGTCCTTCATGGCTTGACGCGCGATGTGGTGATTTTGATGCCGTCGTCGGCCTTCGGCTTCGCTCAACAATCCCATCTCGTCCGGTTCAGCATCATGATGTCGCGCCTTCGCCTCGCTGTGGTCAGCGTCTCCCAACTCCCTTCGTCCGGTCGCATATTCAGCAAAGGCATCGCTACCTGCGTTTTCGGAATCAACGGCAATCGCTTCCTGTTGCTTCTCTTCCTCTTCGGTAAGGTCGTTTAAACCCAACATACGGCGCAACACCGCGACTTGGTTTTTGTCAGTTGGGCGCATGCGCGCCAAGTTATTGTTCGTGAAGTGAATGCCCGAACCCGCGGTTTCGCTTGGGCGACCAATCATCCAGTTCTCGGTTGAGTGTCGTTTGTCGTAATTGACACCACCAATTCCGTCGTAAGTGAGGATGGTCTCGTCGTTTTCGTCGTAGAGGTCGTTGAACACACCCTCAATCATACTCTCAAACGCCCTATCACGCCTCTTGGTGTTCGTGCCGTCTTTCTTCCTCGGCATCTGCGCTAACTCTTGCGCGTGTGAAACGATAGCGTCGCCCTGTGCAATGAACACACCGAGCGCGTAGTCGTTGTAGCGAAGACGGTCTTCTTCCGACATTTTCTCCCGCGAGTCTTTTTTGTGCTTCATGCCCTTCAATTCTTCTTGCAAACTCCTTCGCTCTTGCATCATGGAGCGGTAGGTGAAAGTGTCTTGTGTTCCGGGGATGACGCGCTTTCTGTCAGCAAACTCTTCGTATTGCTCTATCAACGCTTTCTTTTGTTTGTCGTTGAACTCCGGTCGTATTTTGCGCTTGATTTGACCTTCTTTTTCGTGACCCGGAGGGAAGTATTCGTTCTTTGGCTTGGTCTTTTCCCAATCCTTCTTCCACTCATTTTCCCATTCTTTGAACTCTCGGAAATCACTTTCAGTCGCCGCAAGAGCGCGTCTGTTCAATTTCATTTTGGCAAGCAAATTTTCCAATTCCATTTGCGGTTTACCTTTCATCGCTTTGACGAATTTTGCACGACTCTTGCGGCTTGCAAAGTCAGCAGGAGCGACGCCGTCAATCTCACCGCGTATGCCTCGTTCGGCGATGTCTAACGCGGTTCGCAAAGCGTCCTGTCGCACGAAGTTGAGTGTATTGAGACGACTTCGGTTGTAGGCTTTATCATAGGTTTCATTGCCGTTGAGTGCGCCGAGGAATGCGCGCTCTTTGCTGGTCATCCCTGCGGCACCGCTGGCGACCGACTGTTGTTTGCTGTGTCGTAGACCAAACCTATTCTGTAAGTTCATAGCGCGCGGGTTGCCAGTCATGATGGCTTCTCGGATTTGATACATGATTTGCCGCGCCAACTTGCCTCGCTTGATGCCTGCCGCACCTTTCTTCTTGTCCTTGGACGCGTATTTGACCGCGTTCTCAATTTTGTTTTCCAAACCGTTCTGCGAATACATTCCGGGGTGAATGTAGTTGATGATGTCCAAAAGACCGGGGGTGCCAGTTTGCGGACTGAACAGGTTGATTGTATTCCCTTTCATGTCCACAAAATTGCCGCTCTCTTTGACAGGAAGACCAATCATTTTTTGGTAGTAGGGCGTTTCTTTCCCCCTACCAAACGCTTGCTGTGCCTCTTCTTTGGAGTAGTTGGCGTGGCGTTCGGGACGGCAAGCGACGCACTCAAACGGGTCGTGGCCTAACCCTTCTTCTTTGTCCTCTTCGTCCTTGTCTTCTTCCTCGCGGTCAAGGTGGTCCATCATTTTCTGTTGTTGACCAATGACGGCTTGATGGTGATTGTCATTGCGCGCTTGGTAAGCACCTGCACTCTCCATCGCCTTTAGCAAATCGTAAATCGCGCCGACGGACTGCTTCCCTTTCACTTTGGTCGTTTGCCTCAAACGCTCCATCATTTTCTCGTAGCCTTCCATCGTCATGTCAGCGTTGGCATATTCCATCGCCGCGTTCAACACTTCTTCGTTGGAGAAACCCAACTTTTCCAAGCGTTCCGTTGCGCGGTTGGTGCGCGCAACCATCGTTTGAATGTCGTCAAACAGCGTCTCGCCACCAGCGTTTCGCGTCGCACCATAAAGTCCGGTGTAAGCACTCCGTTTCTGTTCGGGATACTTGCTCACCACATCGTCAAATTTCTTCACCGCGGCTTCTTTCACTTTCTTGCGGAGTTCTTTTGCCTCTTCTTCGCTCATCTGCGCGTCTTCACCGGCTGATGCCATATTGATTTGCGCCATCTGCCTCGTCGCGGCGTCGTCAATTTCCCTCATGGTGTCGGTAAAACTGCCAATGTTGAGGAGGTCTTCTCCGTCCAAATTCTTGACTTCACTTTGGAAGTCAAGCAACTTTTGGTTAAGTTGTCGGCGCATGTTCGCGTCTATTTCACCGTCGGAAAAACGCTGGTCGTTGTGGTCAATCTGCATATCAACGCGTCGTTTTATGTCGGTGTTGACATCGTGCAACAGTCGCCCTGTCCCCAGCAGGTCGCTCATCATTTCCTTGAGGCTATCGCGAATAAATTCCGGCGATTTGCCAGCAAAAATGTGGTTGGGGTCGTCTTCCAAGAAGTGGTCGCCACGAATGTTGTTGAGTCCTTCTTCGTCCGGCAGGTGAGACTGAATGGACATTTTACCCTCGCGGATGCGTTGCATGTTCATGTTCGCGCTGTGTTCATCCATCAGCCCTGCTTTGACGGCGTTCTCAATGTCGCGCAGTTGGAAGTTCATCACTTCTTGGGCTTTATCTCCACCCTGCGCGAATCGCTTCTCTTGACCTTCGTCCATGATGCCTGCCATCGTTTGAGACAGACGACCACCAGCGGCTCGTGCCTCACCAGCGCGTGCTTGCATTTCTTCGCGCGGACCCGACATGTCCGACATGACCTGTGCGCCTGCATCGCCAAACAGCGTTGAAAGAATGCCTCCTTCCATTTCGGCGCGTTGCAAGGCAGGATGGAGAATGTTCTTTCGTTGATTCTCGTTGAGTGCGCCGATTTCATCAGCCAAACGACTGCGTTCATCCATATCCAACGCCAACTGACCTGCTTCTTCTGCGTTGGCGGTTTGCATGTATTTCTGCGCGATTGCGTCGGGCATGTTGACAGCACCGACATTGAGTCCCAATTCTCGCGCCGCTTGACGCATTGAAGGTGTAATACCCGAAGGGCTTCTTGCGACACCACCGCGCCCCGAACCACCAACACCCGGTGCTTGAAGCAATAAGCGCAGGTATTGGTCGTATTGCGATTGAACCACTTTGAACGCAGACTCTTCGTCCATGCCGCGCTCGTTCATGACCTCTTTTGTTCTTTCAACCCACCCTTTCGCTTGCGGGGTCAGCGTTTTGGGCTGGACGGCTGAAACAGTCCTCCCTCGGTCCCGGTCATACCGTTCGCCAACATCAGCGTCTTGGAAGAAACGGTCGTAGGCTGAACGAGCGCGTTTGCTTTGCGCTCGCGTTTCTCCGTAGATTTCTTCAGCCTCTTTTTGACGACGCTCCTTTTCCTCGTCGGAAGCGGCTTCATCTCGCATTTGATATTGGCGTCCGCTTGGACCGACGACGCGCACATAGTCCGGCTGGTCTCGTTTAACCGACCCCATACCACCTTTGCCACCCGTCCCAGCAAACGCACTATCTCCTCTTTCTTTCGCTTGCTGGGCAAGTTCGTTGAGTTCATCGTCAAAGCCGAACTGTTGGTCTTTCCTGTTTTGCTGTCTTCTTTCCTTTCGCGCGCGTTTCGCATCAACATACCGGCGCAGAGCGTCAAACGACTCACCCTCAAGGTGCTTATCGGCAAGTTGCGTCACCAGCACTTCGTGCATGTGGTCATTTTTGTCCAGCGCGTTGAGAATGCCCTTCAATTGACGCGGATTCAAACCAAACCCGCGTCCGGTTATTTTCTTGTTCGCGTCAGCCATTGACTGTTTGAAGTTCACAAACGGGAAGTTCGGCGGTATGCCTTTGTCAACTTCAAGCGGTATTTTAGCCGCTTTTTGATAGGCGTTTTCAAATCGCTCTTTTGCGCTCTTCAAACCTTCCTTGAGTTTAGGGAACGCGTTCATCGCGCGCTTAATTGAAGCCTCAACCGCGGGCGTGTAGAAAACATTCTCCGGGTCCATTAGCGAACCCATGCTCATCCCCTCATCATCGTCCTCTTCTCGGTAAAGAACTTCCTCATTGCGCTCTTCGTCGGTGAGACCGAACAGATTTCCGAGCGTGTGGTTGACGCTCATTACCATTGCGCGATACAGACTGTCATACTCGTCTGCGCTTGGATTTTCCAAATCGGCAAAATCGCGCGCCTTCTCTTGAATGTAAGGCTCAATGAGTTCAACTCCCTCTTGAAATTGCTCCCTGCGTCTGCGTCTAAGCGCGCTTTTGCGCTTCGCTTCTTCGTCCTCTTCGTCGGCCTTGATGATACGAACGAGGCCACGCATTGATTATGCGGAGAACGACTGCGCCCTTGAAGGTAGCGGTTAGCGAAAATTCGCTGAAATTTTTTTTGCCCCCCACGAAAAAAATGTCTGTATTTCGCGCGTGGTTAAGCAGCGCAAATTGCGCGCCGCGTCACGCGACTCCGGCTACGCGAGGGGCAATTTGCGCCGCGAGCGCGAGCAAGCGGCGACCGCGAGGGCGCATACCGCGAGGGGTGCGTCCGTGACGCGCGTATCGCCACCCCTGCACATGCTCGCGGTGCGTCGGTGGCCGCGTGGTAACGCGTTTTGTCGCGTCATCGCGAGGTTTCCGACCGCGTGAGACGCGGTCTCCAACC